GGATAGTGAATTAACGTTTGTTCCTAGTTTTGATAATGCTGGACAGCTTCCTAGTGCAGCCCAAATGATGCAAATACAATATCAATTTTCAAGCAGTAAGAAGAACTTTGTACCAAGATCTCACCTGGCGGAAGGGACCGTAACTGCTGTTTATACATCAAATAATTTTTGGGTCGTTGAAAATCCAATTCCGAATGATACTTATACGCTAACTGCATCGCCCCGCGTGTTTCTTACTAACTTTCATAGAAACTCAATTCAAGGAGCAACTCCATTAGAAGTTGTGGTGGATGCAAATAATCATTATTCCGTTGTGTTGAAAACCTTTGTTGCTGAAAATATAACTCAAACAAGGCGTCCTAGCGAAGTTCCTGCACTGCGTGAGTTTTATCTTGACACTGTAAAACTTAGTGCAACATCTTCTAGACAACTTGTTACAAGTCATAAAGCTCCCACAAGCGCCAGTTTAGCTGAAGCAAAATTTAAAATTGAGAAATATGAATACGAAGTTATTGCGGCACCTTCTAGTAATCCAGCCGATTTTGTTATTACAAATCGGTTAGCTCTCACCTCTAACGGCGATAAAACAGCAACCTCTGTTGCTGTTTCTGCTTCCAACAGCAGTTACAGCGACCATCCAGAAGTGAAACTTCTCACCATTTACAATAATGGTGCCGCAGTAAATCTGCTTGATAACACTATCTATAGTGCGCGTGTTCGAGCTGTAGCCAAAGATCTTTCTAGTGGCCAGACTGTTTCGGGTAATTGGCTTTATGCATCTCATCAACTTGTAGCTGAAAAAATGATTGCTGCAAAATCAGTAATGATTGCAAACCATGCAAAACTAAACAAACAGGCTTTTGAAGTCACCATAGTTGTCGATAAACAAAGTAACGTGAATACTAATAAACCAGCAAATTGGGGTGCGGCGTCGCGCGTAATCCCGTATTCTGCTAGAGTTCATTTGCTTGATGAGAATGGAGAGAACCTTGCGACATACGAACGCGCTTTTACCGCCAACGAATTGTTCGCTTATGATGGAGTAAACGTACCCGGTGTTACACCCTCCCCCGTTTATGGCGAAAAAGATCTGACTGCAGTATTTATCGTCGAACCTGCTAGGGAGGTTCAAGCAAATTCAGCTATATACGCAAAAGTTTGGATTAATTATGCTTCTTCATCTTCTCCTTCTCTTAGAAAGGAGGGTTCTCATAATGATACAGATTTAACTATATTCATTGTTAGACCCGAGATACAGATTACTCTCACCAAGATCGTGCAGAACCCAGAATTAGCAGGTGCAAGTGGTGAGAGACAAGCCTCCGATTCTTCAGGCATGGTCAATTTTAGGGTTTATGCAAATGTTCAACTAAATAAATTGCCAGCCAATAGTGCAGCGATAAGATGTTTCGTTGCTTCTGCTAGTACTCCGAACACTCCGGCGGAAGGTGGCGGATACATTATGACTGTTGATAGCAGCGACCCCAGTGGTGAGACATATGTTACTGCCGCCCTCACCCCCAGTAGTGGTACGAATTACGCGACAACGCCTGTATTCGCTTATGCGACGCACCCCGGATCGAGAAATATTTTCGCGGTTGACTTTTTGTAAATAATAAAACTAGTTAATAATAAATATGACAGGGTAGTAAGTAGTGAAGGTGTTGTGATTCGAAGATCAGACTATAAATAATATTTTTACAATATTGTAAAAATATCGTAAAAATATCGTAAAAATATCGTAAAAATATCGTAAAAATATCGTAAAAATAAAATAATAATATAAGAAATGAATTTAAATGTATGCAAATAACAGATTATAAAAATATAAAAGTAATACAAATAAAATAAAAACATATTTTTTTTAAAAAGGCATGCCAAAATCAAATTTCAATCAGTTTTTACACGAATGCGAAGACTGTGGTTTTGAAACGAGGTCATGCAACAACGATAAAAAAAATGATAATCATGAAACTGTCAATCCAAATCAATCAACTCAAAATGTAGACGGTAACAATAACAGTAATAATAATAATAATAATAAACATTATATTTCCAACCATAACCATAACGAACATAATGTGCAGAGAAGTTCAAATTCGATTTTAAAAAATAGTTTTACATCTTCTTCGCCGTCTTCAAATATTTTTTTATCATGTCGTAAAAACAATGGATCTATACCACGACCGTCATTACAATCATCAAATGGGATAAACAACTATCAAGTAATCAAAAATCGCGGTCAATCCAACATATTTAAAAAAACAGATGCAGATGAACGCGGTTATCGTCCAGACCAAACATCAGAGTCGTATCAATCCGGTGTTGGTGCTAGCGGCACTAGTCCAATTGTTGAAATAAATGATGACACGTTTCCTCCATTGACCGCTTCTAGTAGTCGAAATGCCAGCACCAATATCACAAGTAGTGCTGCAATGGTTTCAAAGAAATTCAAAAATTTTAAAGATGCAATATATGCTTCTTCGCATGTTGTTCCGGTTTCCCCGATGAAGCAAAAAACTCCTTGTTTGAGTATAAAAAGAGACAATGAAATGCGTAAAAGAAATATATTGTCGAATCCAAAAAAAATAACCGTTATGTATGACAGCGACAGCGAGGATGATGTTGGCGTTCACGACAATAACAATGAATATGTTAATAGGGGTAACGCAACTGCAATTCACCATATAAAAAAATGCTACAGTAGGTACAATAATGACAATGATACGGATGATGATTATTAAATATAAATATATTTTGTTTGTTGATGAATTAGAATTATAATTCAAGTTTTTTTTGATAACATGAATTATAATAAAAATTGAATATTCAAAACCAATATAAATAGAACTCAACATAATAGAGTACGTACAACCAATCACCAGAGAATAAAAAATGGCCATGAATGTCGGTAACACCACCACCAATAGAAATAATTATGATGACACAGGAATTTTCAACGACAACAATATCAGTCAGAATGTGCTATGCACGAGTAATTTCATGAATATAACACCGTGCAGTTACATTTTATGCATTCCTTGCATTCCATATACTGCCACCAAGATAGATGTTGCGAGAGCGGTTGAAAATCAAATATTGAGCTCAGGAAAAAGAAGATCAGACGATATTGAAAATTTCCAGTATGTAAAACATGTCACGTTCATTCGAGCATTTGACGAAGTCGTATATAATGAACTGAGGACTGCAAGCTTATGCGGCGTTGACGCCGTGTGTCGCGACGATCCTTGGTATAAACTTGCGTTTGTCACTGTTGACATTCCGCCTGGTTACAGTGAAAACGGAGTTCAATATTACACGAATGGCGAAGATGCATTTTATAGCGGCGTTTGCAGGGGTGACATTGTAATCAACTCTTGGACGGATGCATTCTTTGTAGCGCATCCAAGAAATTATTTTCAACCCGCACAGCAAGTACAAGTAACAAAGCAAACGCAATCCACAAAGCAAACGCAATCCACAAAGCAAACTAAAACAAAAACCGAAGTTTCTGAAACCCAAGATGCTGCATTTCAGAAATGGAGATACGAGTTCAAGCTGAGGCAGTTGGAGCGCAAAGTAAAAGAACATGAAAACACAATCCGTCAAAATGAATTGGACGTGATTCATGCACAAAATATGGCGAATGACTACGCGGAGAGCATTCGATTCTTGACGAGAGGGTATACTTCAGATTTACAAGGACTACAGTCAAAGAGTCTTCCGATGACAACCTTCCTTTCTGATCTCAATAATCGGTATGCGCGAGTGTGCGCATCAGACACCACGTTCTTAGAAGTAAACCGAAACATGAAATTGAAAGAAATGAATGGTTATGCAATCAATGCGTGCGACGACTGCGACGCGTGCCGAGAGTTAATTCATTCCATCGACGACACACGCGTTGAGTACCGTGACGAACTGTTTGACAGTATTGAAAAAATGATTTGCAGAATTAACAAGAGCGTTCAACGGTTTGAAAAACTGCACTTGCATGCAGAGCGCTCGTTGTTTGGACTAAGAAATCGAAGGGTGCTTGAAGACTTTGGCATGTACTTGAACACGGCGCTTGAAATTGTGGAAGAGGTAACATCTCGCGTCACGGCATTTACACAAGACTTGGAATATGCCAGATGTTACGGAGGGCTGTTTCAAAAACAATACCAACATGAAATTTCATACTCACAAAGTCGCGGTTACAACTATGATTATGATTATTCGGAAGATGCAGACGAAGTGTATGAAAACGAGGGCCACGGGGACATTGAATCCACGCAACAAATGTTGCACTACTTTGATGAACAGAATCATGAATTATACCATGAGCAACAAGAACAACAACAGCAGCAAGAGCAACAAGAGCAACAAGAGCAACAAGAGCAACAACCTACATCTCCCGTTATCTCAACAATAAATACAAGTGCGGGTGTATATCATGAAGAAGCTGTAATCATTGAAGGGGAAGAAAATGGTGTAAAGAGTGATGCGGCAAATGTTAATAAACCTGTTGGCATTGTTGAATGCGACGTTACAACAGCTACAACTGTCTCGCAAGAAACACAACAAAAAAAAAGAGGATGGCTGTCATCGTGGTTTTAAATTTTAATTGAATGAAATAAAAGAATAACAGTAGAAAAGGCGAGTAAAGTAGAAAGTAATGATTTAGAAAAAAATAAAAAAAATTATGAAAATTTACATAATTTTTTTCCTGTTTTTTTATATTTTTTTCCTGTGGTATATTATAATAGATACTGTACTAACTGTCCACCCGTTTATTAACACAAATGAACTCAAACATGTTTAGAAGTTATTGCACTCCTGCAAAAATATATTTAACCATTGCCGTTCTTTATTGCATCATTCAGCTTTTTACGGTTCCAATTGTCTTCGTTCTTATTAACTTTGGATTTGCGCTGATATGGGCGTTTATATTACAGTGGTTGTGTAAGAAAGGATTTAGCGCGGTATCGTGGTTCCTTGTTTTACTCCCGTATGTTGCAATGCTTATGCAGGCGTTAGGTTTCATTAGTTTTAGTAGTTATGCAGTTTTAACGAGAAGGTAATATTTCGCCTTTCAAAAGTTTTTTAATAACCTTATTATTCAATATGCTTAAATTTGTATGTAATATTTTTTTAGCCATATTACAGCTAATCATAATCAATGAATTTTTTTTGGGATATTAAAAAATTTATCAATACCATCTATATCCTTCCTGAAACATTCTGCTGTTTGTAAAACAATATTTTATAAATATGTCTATATATAACAACAGGTATAATATTTTAAATATTACACAAATCGTCTATTTTTTTAAATGTTTTTAAAAAAAATTTATTAACTACTATATTTTTATTTATCCCTTTTTCTATTTTTTTTGTTAAATTATAATTCAGCGTAGTAAACATGATACTTCTTGGAATTTTAAGTGCATTTTCAACATGATATATTTTTTTCATAGTATTATATCGTAGTTCCATGATTTTTTTAGAACCAACTTCGTGTACATCAACATGTTTTGAAATTTTACATGCAGTCAAACACTTGTTTGAATATGCTCGAAACAATGTATTTTTTTGATTGTTTGGAACCATAATTGTTGTATTTTCAAATGGAACCTTTTTTAAAGGATATAATTCATCATGGTAAATATGTTCATTAGGAAAATAATAATCCATAAACCAGGTTGGTTCGTTATGACTTGTTAAAAATCCACAATACTTTATTGTATTTTTATTATAGTAGTCGCACACAAAAATATCCATGAATGGAAATTCGTAGTCACGATATCGCAGTTGAAGCCCTACTTCGCATACGCAGAACGTTAAAACGGGGTGATTTTTAAGAATGTGTTTCACCTTTTCAAAGTCAGACAACATGATGGAAATGTCAATATCATTGTCCCAAAAAATAAATCCACCGTGTCGAACAGCGCCTAATAGTGTTCCGGCACAAGCCCAATATTCAATATCAAACTTTTTTACCAATTCATTCCATGAATTTAATATTATTAATAAAATTTTAAATGCCTTTTGCTTTTTTTTATCAACATTGTAATAATAGTGAGTATCATCATGTTTAATAACATTATCATCATTACTATATTCAATGCTTTCAATTTCAATCTTTTTATGAGTTCCAAGTATATCACATTCTAAATAAACCATTCGCCTTGATATAATATATATTATATATATATATTATAATATATTATAATATTAAATTTATCGTATATTATATACGTTTATAATCATAAATTTCATGTGTGTTTTATATTTCTCCATTCTCCAGCACAAGTGTGTTCAATGATGCTATTCGACACAAGTTTTGAAACTACATTTACGGGCGTTGTTTTATGTATGGTGTGTATTACACTGGTAACAACATCTGGTCCTGTCAAATAGAGAACGTCATAATCACGTTTTGGAACAGGATGTATAAACATTCGCCGTCTAACTTCTGCTAAAAACTCTAAAAAAATCGGATTTTTAGGTTTTGAAGAAAATGCATAGTTGGAAATTCGAACAGGATGTTCAAGAACGCCTTTCCGTATCGGTTCATAATATCCCGGATTATTTCTGCTTAATGGAACAATGTTTTCTATGAAGAAACATTCATTTGCCGTTATGTTTTCCAGCGACTTTTTTAGAATGACGTCGGCATCAAGGTAAGTTCCGCCACAATGATACACGATCAAATATCGCATAATGTCGTACTTCATAATGTTGTTTGCCGTGTGATATATGCCTTCGTATTCCGGATACTGCTGAACCAAGTACTCGCAATCGCTTTTTGTCCACAACTTTATTTCGCACATGGATTTTTTAACAATGCTTTCATATCCACGCCTATACTTTTCATTCGGATGATGCAGTGGACTGGGTGCATCCACGCCGTACCAAATCATGTGAACAACTGATGGAATTTTTTTATTTTTATCATCATTCATTTTTAATCGTTTTTTATTCTTTTGTCTAAAATAAATATAAAAAAATGAATGACAAAAACGAATCATTATATTTTAAAAACGATGAAAAAACGATGAAAAATCAAAAAAAAACTAAAAAAAAGTCAATGAAAAAAAAGTAAATTGAAAAACTTTATTTTTATTATATTTTCATCAGTGTTTCCATTCCATCGTTACATCGTTTCAAGTTTTCAAGTCAATACAAATCAAGTCAATACAAATCAAGTCAATA